TATTGATATCTGGAATGAAGTAAGCGTGCTCTGTGAGTGATTAAATAAAGTTTCAAACGATGTGATATCTTCTAGTTCACTCTCTAAAACAATGCTCCTTCCCGCAATTATCGCGCTCTTTTCTATGTGCTGCGCTCCATTCAAAGAAAACTCTGATTGCTGAACGACACCCATTGCCTGAAACTCGTTTTTCCATACGAAGTGGGGGTACTCTATGTTGTCTAAAGTCATTGAACTAAACTCAACTGTTCTAATCTATCAATTAGCCTCTCTTCCATAACAACCAAGGCGTTTTCTACAACTTCATCCGAACTGATAACTTGCAAACGAATTATTTTGCCCGAAGATAAAAATGTTTGAGGCTGTGCGCTTACTGGTTGTTGATAGGCAGGTATGTATTCAACACTGGCTGATGATGCCTGCGGCCTACCTTGAGAGCTACTAGCGCTGCTTTCTTGTTTAAGTGCATCTCTACGCTGCTGAATCAAACCCGCTAATGAGCTTCGCTGCTCCCGATCCAAATGGTTCAATTGTTTTACAATTCGCTTGTAGAGGTTTGACAGTTCAGATTTTGAAGCTGCGTTGTTGATTTGAGATTCAAATTTTGAATACTGACTAGATTGAAGCTGCTCACGCGCACGCCGCTCTTTTTCTTGCTGCACTTCACGACTAGAAAAGCTATAAGCGTTATCTTTTTCATGCTTTTCCTGATAGTCAACAATAGTTTGAACTGTTGGCCGAGGGCCATTGCTCAGTGAACTAACGTTACTTGAAGCACTTGAAGCGCTACGACTAACACTATCTAAAGCGTTTTTCTGGTCTCTTAGACTTTTCAATTGAAGTTCATTTGCTTTTGTTGACTCTTTTGTTGCTTGGGTCCCCCTTTGCGTAGCTTGTGTAGCGGCATCTTGCGCACCTTTAAAATCTCCAAGAAGCTGGTTAACAACACGCAGTAAACCTTCCAGCCGCCCTTTTTCTTGATTGTACTCTCGACTTTTAATTGCGCCCGATTGGTATTGAGCGCCAAGGCTGTCTAGTTTACTAAGCAAAGCACTTTGCTCACCTTGGAGTTGTCCAAGTGTTGCAAGCTCCAAGTTCTGCACCGTGTTAAGGTCTTGTGTTTGCTGAGTTAAACGAACTTGCTGCGCGCTAAGTGCTTTTTGAGCTTCCGCTTTTTGCTGAGATGTAGCAGTGCTCGATGCGATGACCTGCTGATTTGTTCGAATCGCTTTGTTTGTTTCATTAACTGCGCGCTGATACTTTGATACTGCTTCTGAATTGGTATCGGTTACTGGCTTTAACTCATTGGCTTTCGCTATAAGTTTGTCTAGCTCAGTTGTGAGGCCAAGCGCTGCGGCTGCTGCTTCCACACTTGCAGGTACAGTTTGATCTGTTGCGCCAGCGGCGCTTATTGCTGCGTCAGCCCACTTTAAGAAAGCTTGCTGCTGCGCTGCAATTGGTTCGTTATGCTGCTGAATTAGCTCGAACGCACCTTGCAACTTTTCAGCAGTTTTTGTTAACGATTCACTGCTATTTAAACCGAGTTCAGCGTATGCCTTACTTAGATCATTCGTTAAATAAGACTGGCGCTCAAGGCTTTCGTTGTGCGCTTCATACTTCAACTTTAAATCGTCTATGTGCGCTATCTGTTCAGCGTATTGGTCACCAACTAACGATAGCGCAGCGCGGGCTGAGTCAAGGGATAAAATAAAACCGTCAACGCCATCCCTTACACCGTTAAGACTGACGCTTTGTGCATCAAGAGATTTTATTACTTCTAGTGCCTGGGGAATGCTCATTTGCAAGAAAGCTTGTCGATCCGCTTCTGCTTGCTTTGCCGCAACCGTTGCCTGTTCTAGTTCTTGTTGCTTCTTAGCTACGTTTTCATAAATACCTAATTGCTCATTCCAGACAACTTGGCCACTGGCTAAAGCTGCATCATATTCGGCCATTGTCGTAATGTTCACACCCATTTCACGACTAATGTCTGCAAAAGCTTGTTGCAGTTTATTAGCTTGCTCTTGGGCATTTTTCTTACTTTCAGCTACTTCGCGCTGCATGGTCAGCAGCTTTTGATACTCACTATAAACAATAGCTAGTTGATCAATGAGTAATGTATAAGCGCTAACAGCGCCTAGTGAGGTTAAAATATTTTTGAATTTTAGAGAGCTTGCCGTATTTACTTTGGTTTGCGTGTCTACAGTTCGCAATGAAGTTGCATAGGCTATCAATGATGCTACCGCCGACCTAGCGCCCGCAATGACATTTGAGAAATAGCTACCAACTTTTAGTGCTAACCAAACTTTAGTGACAGCAATTATTGTGTCTTTGTATTCAACTAAGGTGCTGATAGCTCCCTTTACCGCTTCACCTGTTGATACTATTGTGTCGCTTATTGATTGCGCCCACTGCTTAAGTCGCCCATCTGCCGACATTGCAGCAAATTGCTTGTTTAATTCTGTTACTTGAGCTTTAAGCCAATCCATTGCCCCGCTGGTAGCAATTAGATTGTAAAATTGGTCTAAATTGTCTTTTGCATTTGAGATTTGCCCGCTCAATAGTTGCATTTGCGCTTGAGCGCTGCCTGCGCCATACTCGCCCATCTCTTTTATAAGGGCGGCGATGACATCTCGCCCCAGCTTACCGGCTGTCGATAGTCGCTGTAGCTCCACAACATTTTTACCAGTTGCACGCTCCAACATTTCCCAGATAGGGATCCCGCGCTCTGTAAGTTGTAGAATCTCTTCACCTTGAAGCTTCTGTTTAGTCCAAGCTTGCCCGAGGGCTAAACTCACCCCTTTCAACTCTTCGTATCCACCACCTAGTTTGAAAACGGTATCAACGATGGATTGCATCGAGCCGTCCATCGGGTCCAAACCAAAAGCTTTAAGTTTTACAAATGCCTGACTGACTTGCGACAATTGAAGCGGTGTATTCTTGGTGAATTCCTTAATCCACTTTGTAGCCTCTCGCCCCTCTGCAATACCACCCATCAAGCCATTAATTTGAAGGTTTAACCGCTCGAATTTATCACCGATAGTAAAAATTTGAGCAATTGTGGATGCTATTTGGTCTAGCCCGATATAAGCAGCGCCTAAAGCAATAACATCTTTCGTTACGCTAGAAATACTTCCGCCATAACTTTCCGCGCTCTTTGTTGTGCGCTCTAAATGCCTTTGCTGCTTTGATAGCTTATTTGATGTATCTGCAATCGCTTTTTGGGTGCCTTTCTGGCTTACTTCAAGCTTTCGATATTCTTCAGAGAGGTTGTTTAGGTCACGCCCTTGGCGTTTGAGTTTATTGGTAAGTTTTTCAAATTCGTTTCTCCCCTTTGTTATCGTGGTCGCTAACGAATTCACGCTACTACGCTGTTTTTTGATTGCTAATTCATGATTCGACAATGTTCGAATTGAATCGTCATAACTAGATTTAAGCGACTCAACTTTCTTTTTTTGGTCCGAAATGCTTTGCTCTAGCTTTTCGCTGCTACCACTGGACCCTTTCAACTCCTTTTCTAGCTCACTGAGTGATTTTGATGCTTGGTTTAATTCTTTTTGAAGTCGCTTTGACTCCGAGCTAAGTTCAGTCTTTTTTATTTTAAGCTTATCGAGAGCAACGCTATTTTCTGTGTATTTTTCTTTAGTTTTTTCCAGTGAGCCAGATAGCTCGTTGTATCGTTCTATAGCGCTTTTCTGAGCATTGGTTTTTGCTAGTTCTGCATTGAGAATTTCAATTGTCTGCTCTAAACGCGCAGCTTCTTTTTCTGCATTTTGGGCTGGTTTTGAAAGAAGGTCTCGCCCCCTAATAATGAACTCAACCACTTTATTCTTAAAAGACATTTGAACTATGCTCTCCCAATAAAAAAGCCCCTAAATGGGGCTTTTATTTTGAATAAAAGTTTTTAGCTGATTACATCTAGCAAGTAGTCATAATCTTTACCTTGAGCGATTGAGGCAACCCCTTCAAACTCTGGCGACATATATTCGTTTTGTAAAAAGTTCAGCGCAGAAGTTGAGCTCATTTGCGCGAGAGGGACATCCAGTTGCACCTTGTCACCATTGTCAATATTTACGCCAGTTAATGAGATAGCCCAGTTCACCTCCTGAACTTCTCCACCCTTAATCCGACTCCCCTCAAGCGCTAAAGCCTGATAAGAGACCTTTATTTCTCCACCGTTAACCACTCGGCCACCAGCCAATGGTCTGATCAAACCCGCAGCCCATTTAACTTCGTAGTCAACGCCATCTACTAGGTCATCTACACCCAGTTTAACGCCCCAATTTGTTGACGTGATGTGCTTTGCACCTAAACTGCTCCAAGTGCCGTCACTATTCAGAGTGATTGGCTTATCAGTTGCATTTATCGCTTGCTGATTTAACGCTGTATGCTCTGCGGCTAAGGCATCGGCAATAATTTTAGAATCAACTTCATCAAACTTAAGCTTTAACTTTGTTGGGTTTGCGGTTTGAACTCGGCCTAATGATTTACCATGTGTTGCTTTATTTCTTGATGGCCTGATAATTTCCTCAATATCAGGCTCTATCTCTAACTGCTCCGCGTTGATTGGACCTACTGCGCCAGTGCCTGGCAATGGCACACCTTTGCTATTAGTGCGTGTGAGAAATACCTCTCCTCGCAATATAAAACCTTGTGAATCCGACATTTTCACTCCTATTTGAATTTTACTCTTAAACTAAAAACCGCTTTTGCGTCATTGTCCTGCGGCTCTGGTGGTAGAATTTTGATTGATTCAGTAAGGGCAAACTCGATAGCTTTTCCATCTAGGGCGCTATTGATTGATTTGCTCTCTTTTTCGATAGCAAGCTTTATCTCATTAGCTAGTTCTAATAAGAGCTTATCCGCATTTTCGAATAGTGCTCCGTTAGCTCTGTGGGTTAGCACAGCTAGAACGTCTAACTGCTGGGGCTTTCCATCACTCAACTCTAAGACTTGAATTGTAATTTTCTTATCTTGGTCTCTGCCCAACGAGTCAGATCTGTAAAAGCCGCGTTCAGATGGCGCAAAAGCACTGAAAAACTTTACCAGCGCATCAAGCACCTCTAATGGTTGAGTCATAATGATCTCTCAAACTTTTTAGTTAGCATTTGCACAACGAAAGGCTCAACATCATCCTTGATCACTGCTAAGGAGCCCGCAACACTGGGGCCATAGGGTACGTCTGGTATATCGCGAGTTGTCTGCCCTTTGTCACGATAACCAAGCAGGACATTGTTATTTTTACCCTGAAAAATAAATGCACCTTTCCAGTGGCTCGTTTTTCCACGTAAAAATGCGCCCATATATCCCGCTATAACCAATTTATTTGGTGTCTTAGGATTTACGCTTCGACGATAAACTGGATCTTGAACGAAATTTATGGCGCTACTGACTCGGTGGCGAGCGAAGATAATCAACTCAAGCTGGCTTGGTTGAACCTTTAACTGTAAACGATCACCAATGTAACTTCTGTCTTGGAACCCATAGCGATCATAAATCGCGTTTACTAGCTCGCCTTTTACCTGCTCTCCGCTATCTGTGATCGTCTGCTTAAGTTTGACTTGAGCAGTTGTGCGCATATCGCGTATTTGTCGTGATAGTTTCGTCATGTGAATATAAATGTGATAGAAATTTCATCTTTCATATAGAGCTCTGATAAATGAAAGGTTTCATTTCCAATGATTATGGGAGTTCTAGTTTCTGGGGAACATTGAGAGCGAAGGAGGCGCACAGTTTTTATCTCTTCACGAGAAAAGTTGGAGTATGCATCACCACGCTCACGTACTCGTTCCGCAACTTCAATATCAACGTCTTGCCCTTCATAGATTCCTTTTTCAGCAGTTGCGAGGAAGAGCTTTTCTTCTACCGAATAGCTCTTTTTTAGAGCGTTGCTAAGCAGGTTCATAGGGCTTTACTTGATCATACTTGAGCGCTATTTGCGCTTGCTCAGGTGTTAATTTATTCACGCCAGGTGCAACTTTAAAGCAGCTTTTATCGTCCGATTCGTCAACTTGCAGAATCAGTAAACCGTTGCGTTCACTGAACACTTTTGCGTTTTCAGGTTTATGTTGACCTATTTTGGTATTGTTTTCTTCTGATTTGGCCGCTAGCTCTGCCGTCAGAGCTTCGACCTGTTGCTTTAGCTTAGCTTCTGTCTTTTCCGGTTCAATTTCTCGCTGCAACTGCAAAGACAGCTCTGTTACTTTTTCTGTTAACTGTTCAATTTTATTGCTCATTGTTTTACTCGCAAAAAAAAGCCGCAGACAGCGGCTTATAGGTTGATTAGATTAATTTGATAACGACAAAGGCGTCTGGGTCTATATTTGCCATGAGTGGCGCGGATTTCGTAACTGTAAAGGTCTTAGCAACATCGCCCGTTTCTTTATAAATTTTCGGGAAACGGTCAGTCTCACTCATTCCCGCTTCAATGGCATCATCATCAAGTATTGCGCCATAGAGTCGGGCCAATTCAACGCCTGAATGCCCAAATACAAATGTATAGTCATCTAGGTAGTTTTGTTTAACGCCATTCACGCGCATATAGCCCGTATAGACGACAACTAGGACATCGCCAAGATATCCTTTGTAAGACACATCTTTTCCTAGGTCTTTAAGTGCTGTTTCAAGCTGGGAGTTTGAGCCCCTTCTTGTTTCGAGCTTGTTGCTTATGGCGTCAAACTCATTTAGAAGACCCCAACCAAGCTGATCACAAATCAGTATGTTTAAACCATGCTCTGACGCTACGGCATACTTTTCAATGTCTCTCATTGGATCGTATGTTTTACGGTCTTTTGCTACCCATGAAGCTGCACCAGCCAGCGTAATTTGGTTTTCAGGGCTGCGGTTGAAATTCACATTAATTGGCTCTGGTAGACCTTCACCTTCACAAGTGTAATGCCCGTCAACTACCGCTCTAACAGCCATCCATTCCTCAGTTTGTTGAATTGCGAGCTCTTCATCAATCAAGTTTTGCGTGATGATCGCTTGCCTGCGCTGTTGCAAAGACAACTCTCCGGAGAAGGCCTCACCTGGGCGTCTTTTCAGTGTCTTTGCGACATCTACATCATGTTTTGGTTTGAGTGAGGCAGGCTTAATTGATGAAGTCGTGTGGCCACGAGTTTTGATCACTTTTCCGTTTACTTCTGGTGCAACAAAAACGGCTGAGTTGACAGCTTCATCAACTTTGTCAATGTCCACTTCTTCGGTAGAAAAAGTGTACATATTGGGGAAAAACAGAGCTAAAAAAAGCGAAGATACCTTCGCTTTCTTTTTTTGAACTACGCCGTACAGCGCTCGTGGTGTGTATGTGTCTGACATTGTTAATTCCTTATTCTAAAACTTTTCCAATCGCAATCGGTGTACCATCAAACGCCCCTAATTTTTGCGCGTCTGTTGCAGCTGCTGGCCAATTAATAAGGTCTGTATTGAAATGACCTCCATCATAATACGGAGCCGCCTTAGCTCCGGTGGCGGTATCAACAGTGCCAACGGTTAAAAATTTCGCAAACTGAGTGCCATCATTAGCAGCCGGATCCCATTTCTTCAGGTGCCCAGTTACGGCCACTCTCCCAATTGGTGTTAGTTTTGGCAACGTTTGAGAAGTATCAAAAGTGCCTGTGTTTTGAGTTAACGGGCGATCTCCCGCTGTAAGCTGCTCGTGGATCAACTGTTCCATTTATTACTCCTATTTTCCAAAAACTGAATCATGAGCGGATAACAGCGCTTGCTCTTCTTTTTCAATATCAGAAAGTTCATCTGCATCACCCGATGTGTCTAAGTTTGGCTGCTTTTCGTCTGACATTGCACCATCTAATGCTGCTCCTATGTCATCCCCCTTGGCGCTGTCATCCGCCTGCCCACCTTCTTTTGCTGAAACTTTTAAAAGTCCCACAGCTTCGTCTGATGACATGCTAGTTGATAGCGCTAAATGAGTTGCCATTGTTGTGCGGCTTTTTGCTTCATCACTGTTTAAAATGGCACCGATACGTTCTCGCTCCATCTTTGCACCTTCCGCCTTAGCAGCGTCTAAATCTGATTGAGTGAGTTGGCTGTCCGAACCTGTTTTTGCTGTTTCAGGCGGATTTTTGTCAGTAGACATTGAAACTCCTATTGAATTATTTGATTTGATAACGTCGAGAAGTAAAGGAACAGCTTCTTGTCCATTTACCAGTTTGTCAGCAAAGCCGATGTCTATGGCTTCTTGACCTGTAAATACTTGCGCCTCAGTGTCTAGAACAGCGCTTTTACTAATGCTGATACCATCAGATACGAGTTGAGCAAACTCGTCCCTAGATTTATCTAATCTAGATTTGATACGGCCTTGAACTTCTTTTGGCAGC